AAGTCGTCGTGGTTGAACCTGTCCGGGTCGGGCGCGTCGGTGTCGAAGCGGAAGGGCCGGGTCACGGTCAACTCGCGCGGCGGCGGCTCGATCCGCATCGCGCGCGGGCTGTCGTTCCGGTGGGGACGGCGGTGACGTGATGGGACTGTTCCTCGCTGCGCTGCTGGCGGTGTGGCTGCTGATCTGCGCGGTCTGGAAGGGCGGCGCGTGGTTCTGGGTCGGGTTCGTCGTGCTCGCCGGCTACATCGTGCTGCGGCTCGCTGTGGGTCGCGCGCGGATGCGGCGGCTGCCGTGAGCGCGCGGGAGCGTGCCGAGGCGCAGCTGGTGCCGACTGGTGTCGTGACCGCGTGCTGCGGGTCGCACCTGCCGGTGGGCTGCTGCGACCCGGAGGACTGCGGGCCGTGCTGCGCCGAGTGCCCGACCTGCCCGACCGTGGGCCGGGACCGGATCATCCGTGTGGTCACGGCCGAGTACGACGCGACCGGCTGCCCGCGCTGCGCGGTGTCGTCGCTGGCGTTGAAGCCGGCCGTGCCGGACCTGGTGCTCCGCCACGTCTGCGGCGGGCAGCTGGTGGAGTTCGTGCCGGGCTCGGGCGCGCGGGTCGCTGTCGGGTGAGCGGCGACACGCCGGTCTGCCCGCGTTGACCATGATTCGTGGTCGGCGTGACAAACGCGTGATAGGTTGATCAGCAGTAGCACAACTGTGCCCGAAGCCCGACCCTCGCGGGGGTCGGGCTTCTTGCTGTCGAAGGAGGCGGCACGGTGGACGATGCCGCGCGGGAAGCGTTGAAGGCCGACCTCGAGGCGGCGTGCGCCGCGCGGGATAAGCGTCGCTCCGAGCTCGCTGTGTCCCTGGTCGCGATCGACTCGCTGACCCAGCGCATCGACGTGCTGCTGCTGAGACTGGCCGGTCATCCGGCCTGACGCGGCGTGGGGGAGTTCGGTTGTCCCCGGCGGGGCTCATGGCCTCGCAGATCCCAGGTTCGAATCCTGGCGCCGCTACTGGTGGGGCGCGGTCGACTGAGCCGCTGTGACCCGGGGGCTGCCTCCCTCTCGCGGACCTGCTGACCGGCCGGCGCCCGCGTCCCACCATCTGAGTCGGCTCGACCACGGATCGAAGGGGGAATACCCGCGATGACTGCTGCCGTAACTCCACAGCCGGCGTCGATCGGTCTGACCCGGTCGCACTCGCTGCTCGCGCTGCTGATCGCGTTGTTCACCCGTGGGCCGTACGCGCACGCGTTCATCGCGACCGGGCGGCGGACGTCCGAGGGCGGCATCGAGATCATCGAGGCTGCCAGCAAGGGCGCCCGGTACTGGGATGCGCGGAAGTACCGCAAGGTGCTGTGGCTCGAGGTGCTGACGGCCGGGATGAGCATGGCCGAGCGTGAGGCTGCGGTCGCGTGGGCGGTCGCGCATCTCGGCACCCCGTACAACTGGGTGGACGACTTCCTGATCGGCTGGCGCTGCATCTTCCATTTCGCGCTGCCGTTCTCCAAGCGGCGGATCGCGTCGGACAAGACGTTGATGTGCAGCCAGTTGGACGTGGCTGCGCTGCGGGCCGGCGGTCGTGACGTCGACCCGGGCGAGCCGGACGGCGGGATCTGCCCGAACGACCTGTGGCGGATCGCGAAGCGTTGGGCGGCTGCGGCATGACCGCGCCGGGGGACCGCGTCGGCAAGCCGTGCTCGGCGCCGGGCTGCAGCGCGGTGGCGGTGCTGTCGTGGCAGCGGTCGTCGTCGCCGGCGGAGGCGCAGGCGCACATCGATTTCCTGCAGGCGGGGCAGCGGGCGCTGGTCGAAGCGCGGGCCGGCATGCTCGACCTGCAGGTCGCGGAGTTGACGTCGATGCGGGATCGGCTGGTCGCCGAGGGCCGGTTGACGCCGGGCGCGCAGGGCGTGCTCGAGCAGCAGATCGCGTCGAAGCAGACGGCACGCGACAACGTTGTGGCGCCGGTCGTGTTCGCGGCCGGTGACGTGACGGTCGCGGTGTTCGGCTGCGACACGCATTCGGTCGGGCCCGACCGGGCCTGCTGGCTGCACCAGGCCGACTGTTTCGTGTCGTCGGCGACGTGCTCGTGTGTCGAGCCGGCTGTGCCGGCCGCGTCGGCGGTGCCGGCGCCGGTGGTCGAGCCGGGTCCGCCGGTCAGCCTGCTGGGTGGGCCTGCGGTGCGTGGGCCGCGTCGACCGGCACCTCATGCAGCTGGTCCTGGCGCTGGCCATGCGGGTGCGGGTCCGGCGGTGCCGGTGTGAGCAAGGCCGACGACGCTGGCAAGGCTGCCCAGGCGCTCGAGCTCCGCAAGGCCGGCGTCTCGTACGCGGTGATCGCGGAGCGGGTCGGCTACGGCAGCGATGAGGCGGCGCGGGCTGCGGTGCTGCCGCTGCTCGCCGAGGCCGTCGCGGACGAGTCGCGGGAAGCGGTCGCGCTCGAGCAGCTGCGGCTGGACGGCATGTTGGTCGGTTTGTATGCGAAGGCTCGCGCTGGGGACACCCGGTCGATCGAGCAGTCGCTGCGGATCATGGAGCGTAAGCGTCTGCTTGCGCTCTCCGGGGGCGAAGAGGGCAACGATGGGGACGAGGCGTACCCGACCGGCTGAGGTCGTGGGGAACATCAATCCGGCGATCGCCGACCTGGCGGTGCCGGTCGATGATGTGCTGCCGTACCCGGGTAACGCTCGGGTCCACAAGATGCCGACGATCGTGGCGTCGCTGAAAGCGAACGGGCAATACAAGCCGATCGTCGCGCAGCGGTCGACGCGGTTCGTGCTGGCCGGCAACGGCACCCACAAGGGTGTGCGGGAGCTCGGCTGGTCGCACGTCGCGGTGTCGTGGGTCGACTGTGACGAGCAGACCGCGCTGCGGATCCTCGCGGTCGACAACAAGGCGTCTGATGATGCCGGCTACGACGATGAGGCGTTGGCCGCGTTGCTCGCCTCGATCGAGGACCTCGCCGGTTCGGGCTGGTCGCAGTCGGAGGTGGACGCGCTGCTCGCGGCGCAGCTGCCGCGTCCGGCGTTGACCGACCCGGACGACGCGCCGGACGTGCCGGCCGAGAGCCACACGGTGTCCCGCAAGGGCGACGTGTGGGAGCTCGGTCCGCACCGGCTGCTGTGCGGCGACTCGACCGACCTCGAGGCCGTGCAGGGCATGCTCGGCGACGAGCGGTGCGACGCGATGTGGACCGATCCGCCGTACGGTGTCGACTATGTCGGCGGCACGGGCCTGACGATCCAGAACGACGGCGCCGAGGGGCTGCCCAGCTTGCTTGCTGGCGCGTTCGGCGTCGCTGCCCGCGTGCTGATGCCCGGGGCGGCTGTCTACGTCGCACACGCCGACACGGCGCGCGTCACGTTCGAGTGTGCGCTGCTCGAGGCCGGGTTCCTCGTCCGGCAGAACCTGGTGTGGGTGAAGAACTCGCTCGTGCTCGGCCGGTCGGACTACCACTGGCGGCACGAGCCGATCCTCGAAGCGTCGACCCGGCCGATCTGGCATTGCACCAAGGACGGCCGGACCGAACCGTGCGGCGCGTGCAAGGCGTGCCAGGACGACGCGCGGGCGCTCCTGTTCGCAGCGTGGGGTCACCTCGAGTCGAGCGACGACCACGAGCCGCTGCTGTACGGGTTCGCCGGCGGCGCGAAGGGCCGGCTCGGGCGCGGCGGGCCGCGCTGGCACGGCGACAACAAGCAGACCACGGTGTTCGAGGTGCCGAAGCCACCCCGCAACGCAGACCACCCGACGATGAAGCCGGTTGCGCTGATCACGGCGCAGCTGTCCAACAGCGTCGGCGCCGGCGCGCTGGTGCTGGACCTGTTCGGCGGGTCGGGCAGCACGCTGATCGCGTGCCACACGCTGGGCATGGTCGCCCGGCTGGTCGAGCTCGACCAGCGCTATGCGGACGTGATCTGCCGGCGCTACCAGGAGCACACCGGTGTCGTCCCGAAGCGGGACGGTGTCGAGGTCGACTTCACGGCGGCGGTGCCGGCATGAGCGGCGCCGAGGAGGTGCCGGTCTGCGGCCAGTGCAACGAGCAGCATGTGACGCGGCACGGCAAGCCGGCCTGCGTGCGGCACTGCTCGGGCGGGCAGCGGCCGGAGATTCGTGGCCGGCGCTGCACCAACGGCAAGCTGCCCGGCCAGGACGTGTGCCGCATGCATGGCGGCGCATCCCAGCAAGCGAAGCAGGCGGCGGAGGTGCGGAAGGTGCGCGACGAGGTCGCCCGGCTCGCGTCGCGGCTCACCGACCCGGTCGCCGGCGAGGACCAGGACCCCGGCGAGATCGTCGCCGAGCAGATCCGGTTCCAGTACCGGCTCGTCGCGTGGCTGCGGCTGCGGGTGGAGAAGCTCGACCCGAAGCTGCTGCTGTGGGGCAAGACGAAGGAGAAGATCGGCGGCGAGGATGGCGGTCTGACCTTCGAGGCCAAGCCTCACGCGTGGTGGGTCATGTACCGGGAAGCGTCGCGCGACCTCGAGAGGCTGTGCCTGGACGCGATCAAGGCCGGCCTGGAAGAGCGGCGTGTGCAGCTGGCCGAGCGTGAGGCCGACAGGTGGGTGCGGTTCCTCGACGGTCTGCTGACCGACCTCGGGCTCGACCCGGACAGCCCGGCAACGGCCGAGGTGGTGGAGCGGCACCTGCGCGCGGCATAGGGGGCGGCGTAGGAGGCAATCATGGGCGCACCGTTCGGTGCGGTCGCGGAACGGTACCGGGCGCGTGCTCATCCTTCGGACGAGTCGTGGGCGGAAACCCCCGGGACGCTGGCGAAGGCGATCTATCCGAAGACGATCCAGACGCCGGCGCTGAGCCTGATTGACCAGGTCATCATGGACGCGTTCGCGACGCCGGACTCGCGCACGATCATTTCGATGCCTCCGCAGGAGGGGAAGTCGGAGCGGGTCACCAAGACCGGCACGCTGTGGGGGCTCAAGCACCACCCGTCGTGGCGGTTCGCGATCGTGTCCTACGCGCAGCCGCTGGCTGAGGGGTTCTCCCGCGATATCCGTAACTGGATCGTCAGCAACGACGGCACCGAGGGCTCGCTCGACCTGGGGTTGCGGATCGCGCGCGACAACGGTGCGGCGCGGCGCTGGTCGCTGGCCGGCAAGGGCCGGCGCGGCGGTGTCGTCGCGGTCGGGCTCGAGGGCGGTCTGACCGGCCGGCCTGTCGACGCGTTGATGATCGATGACCCGTTCAAGGACGCGGAACAGGCCGACTCGCTGTACTACCGGGAGCGGGCGCACAACTGGTGGCGCGGCGTCGGTGCGACTCGTCTCGCTCCGGGCGCGCCGGTCGTGCTGATCATGACCCGCTGGCACGAGGACGACCTCGCGGGCCGGTTGCAGGCCGGCGAGGACGGGTCCCGCTGGCGGGTGGTGAACATTCCGGCGCTGGCCGACCACGACCCGGAGAAGGGGCAGATGGATCCGCTCGGCCGGGAGCCGGGCGTGTGGATGGAGTCTGCGCGAACTGACGAGCGCACGGGGCTGCAGCGCACGGTCGAGCAGTGGGAGTCGATCCGGCTGCAGTCCGGCACGCGGGCGTTCACGGCGATGTACCAGGGCCGGCCGTCGCCGGAGTCGGGCAACGTGTGGCGCCGGCAGTGGTGGCGCCGCTACGAGACGCTGCTGTGGCGGGTGGACGAGGCCGGCGCCTACCACGTCGACTGCGACGAGATGATCCTGTCCTGGGACATGGCGTTCAAGGACACCAAGTCCTCGGACTGGGTGGTCGGGATGGTCCTCGCCCGCAAGGGCGCGGAGGTGTTCGTCCTCGACGTGGTCCGTAAGCGGCTGTCGTTCACCGACACGCTCGTCGCGTTCGAGGCGCAGGTGCGGGCGTGGCCGCAGGCCGTGGCGAAGATCGTTGAAGAGAAGGCCAACGGTGCGGCGGTCATCGACTCGCTGCGGAAGAAGATCCCGGGGCTGATCCCGGAGAATCCGACCGAGTCGAAGTTCTCGCGCGCGACGGCGGTGTCGCCGTTCGTGGAGGCCGGCAACGTGCTTCTCCCTTCGCGGGAGGTGGCGCTGTTCGACGTCGAGGCGCTGATCGATGAGGCGGCGGCGTTCCCCAACGGCACCCACGACGACCAGGTCGACGCGCTGTCGCAAGGCCTTAAGCGGCTGCTGCTCGTCATGGGCTCCGGTGCGGCGTTCTTGCAGGCGATGAAGGAGCGGCTCGCGGCCGAGGGTCGCGAGGTGCCGAGCTCGGCACGGAATTGGCGAGAGCGCGCTGCGGCGGCTCGTGAGCAGCGGAAGGGCGGCACTGGTGGCGAAGCGTAAGCGGTCCGGGATGCGTCCGCCGGCGGTGCCGTCGTCGCGGGCGCAGCAGGTCGAGGTCACGAAGGAGCAGACCTCGGTGGTCGCTGTCCGCACGCCTCAGCTGGTCGACGCGGCGATGGCCGCGCAGGGCATGGACAACGTCGCGGACTTCGGTCCCGGCCGGCCCATGTCGCCGGCGCAGGGCTATTCGCAGGACCCGCGTGTCATCGACTACCCGGTCGGCGTCAACATCTCGACGGCCGAGCGTGGCGCGTGGGGCCGCATGTCGTTCGACACGCTGAACGCGATTGTCGATGCCTACGACGTGGCGCGCATGTGCATCAACCACAAGGCTGACGAGCTCCGGTCGATGGAGCCGCTGTTCCTGCCGAAGGACGGCAAGGCTGGCCAGTCGGGGCTGGTGGACGAGGCGATCGAGGCTGCCCGCGTGGCGCTCGAGTTCCCCGACCGGGAGCGTCCCTACGACGAGTGGGTTTCCTGGCTGATGGAGAACGCGCTGCGCTACGACGCGGTGCCGCTCTACCACCGTCGCACGATGGGCGGCGACGTCATCGGGCTCGAGGTGCTCGCGGGCGACACCATCGCTCCGTTGATCGACCAGCACGGTCGTCGTCCTCGTCCGCCGGCGCCGGCGTTCTACCAGCGGATCAAGGGCCTGCCGTGGAATTTCTACACCTCGCAGGACATCACCTATCGGCGGTTCCGGCCGCAGGGCGACCCGTACGGGCTGCCTCCGATGGAGTCGATGCTGCTGACGGCGAACACCGACATTCGGTTCCAGTGGCATTTCCTGCAGATGTTCACGGACGGCTCGGTGCCGGCTGGGTTCATCGAGCTCCCCGAGGGCATCTCGAGCCCGGACCAGGTGGCGGAGTGGCAGGACTACTGGGACGCGATGATGCTCGGCGACCAGGCGAAGCTGCACCAGCTGATCGCGGTGCCGAACGGGACGAAGATCCAGACGGGCCGGCCGGACTCCTTCGATGAGGCGTTCCCGGAGTACCTGATGTCGCGCACCTGCGCGGCGTTCGGCGTCACCCCGCAGGACCTCGGGCTGGTCAAGGACGTGAACCGGGCCAACGGTGAGACGCAGACCGATATCCAGTTCCGCGTGAACACGCTGCCGTGGGTGAACTGGATCAACGGCATCCTGACCCGCTACTTGCAGCGGTCGCTCGGGCTGCCGGTGAAGGTGCAGCTGGACACCGGCCGCGACAAGGAGGACCGGAAGGCCGAGGCGGAAGCCTGGAAGCTCTACGTCGATATGGGCGCGGCGTCGCCGGACGAGGCGCGGCAGGAATTGCTGGGTCTGCCGATCGACAACGACCGGCCGGTGCCTCGCTTCGTCATGACCTCGCGTCAGGGGCCGGTGCCGCTCGTCAGCCTGCTGCGTATCGCGGGCCCGATCGACCCGGAGACGGCGGCGCCGCTGGACAGTGTGCCGCTCGATTCGACTCCGTTCTCGGGCGTGCCGGGTGTGTCGCCGGACAAGCTGCCGGGCAATCCGCAGTTCAAGCGGGCGCCGATCGACCCGGACGAGCCTCGGTTCCCGCAGTTGGAGAAGCCGGTCCCCGGCACCGACGTCGTCGCACCCGCTGCTGGCGGCGCGCCGGCGGCGCCGGTGCAGAAGGACGCGACGGCCGGCGTCACCTCGGCTACGGGCATCGAAGGTTCGCCGATGGCGGCGGTCGTGGAGACCAAGCCGGCGGAGGAGTACGAGCAGGTCGTCAAGGCTGCCGAGCTCGCCTCCTACCAGCGGTTCGTGAAGGCTCGCCGGAAGGCGGGCCGGTGGCGTGACTTCTCGTTCACCACGGTGGACGAGGTGACCGCGCACCGGCTCAACGACCGGGGCCGCGCCGAGGTCCGCAAGGCCGAGGGGCAGTTCGTTGCTGCCGGGCTGGTCGTGCAGGCGCTCGACACCGGTCGGGTGCTGATGCTGCAGCGCGCCAACGATCCCGACGACGATGCGGCCGGCATGTGGGAGTTCCCCGGCGGTCACATCGAGGACGGCGAGAGCCCGCTCGACGGGGCTGTCCGCGAGTGGGGCGAAGAGACCGGCATGGTGCTGCCCGAAGGCAGCCAGGCCGGCGGGTGGGTGTCGGCGAACGGCATCTATCGGGGCTTCGTGTGGCGGGTGCCGGCTGAGTCGGCGCTCGACCTGCAGTCGCGGGGCGCGGTGTCCAACCCGGACGACCCGGACGGCGACGCCATCGAGGCGCTCGCCTGGTGGGACCCGACGCTGCTCGAGGACAATCCGGCGGTGCGTCGCGAGCTCGCGGCGTCGCTGCCGGCCGTGCTCGACGCGGTGAAGCTCGAGCACGTCGCGAAGGGTGATGCCGACCCAAAAGGCTGACCTGGCGGGACGGGGCGGCGAAGGTTCCGCAGCATGCGTTCGACCTGGCGATCACCGACCACTATCGGCCGGCGGTCGAGGCGGCGCTGCGGGACGCGTTCCCCGTGTCGCTGCTCGAGGCGGCGGTCGAGCGGGCAGCGTCGGTCGTGGCGAAGGCTGCGGCTGACCCGGCCGAGCAGATCCTGCGGGACGCTGCTCGGGCTGCGCTGGGCAACCCGGATATGGGGTCGCTCGAGCAGGTGCTGCGGCAGGTGTTCGCGGACGCTTACGGCGCCGGCGGGCACGCTGCCACGCAGCAGCTGCCCAACACGATCAGCGTGTCCTCCCTCGAGGGCGTGTCGGCGGTGGACTGGTCGACGTGGAAGCCGGGCGACCCGGCTGCTGCGGGGCTGCTGTCCAACGGTGGGCTGCAGTCGCTGCTCAACGCTGCCGGCGTCACCGTCAAGGGCATCGGTGAGTCTCTCGTCGGCGAGCTCGGTAACGCGATCGCGGCGGGTGTCGCTGCCGGTGAGTCGACGGATCGGGTCGCTCGCGGCCTGGTCGGCATCGTCGGTTCGCGGTCGCGGGCGGAGATGATCGCGCACACCGAGACGGCGCGCGCGGTCACGGCAGCGACGCTGAACACGTACGCGGTCAACGGCGTGCAGCAGTGGTCGTGGGTGCTGTCGTCCGGTGCCTGCCCGGCGTGTGAGAAGCAGGCGTCTCTCGGGCCGTTCACGGTGAAGGACGAGGCGCCTCCGCTGCATCCGCGCTGCCGTTGTGCGGCGTCGCCGGTGGTCGAGTCGATCGTCGGTGCGCCGGCTGGCTCGGGCGGGTCGCTGCTCGGCAACGTTGCGGGCGCGTTCCAGTCCGCTGTCGATGAAGCGGCGGCAGCGACGGGCGGCGCTGACGCGGCGGCTGCCGGCGTGGCGGACCTGTCTGCTGCTTCGGATGCCGACCTGGCGGCGCTGCTGTCTGACGCTGCCGCTCAGGGCGACGACGCGGCGATGGAGCGTGTGCTCGGCGAGCTCGACCGGCGCGACCAGGTCGCGGCGGAGGAGCGTGCTGCTGCTGAGAAGAAGGCGGCGTCACAAGCCAAGCGGGACGCGAAGGCGCAGGCGCTCGAGGCCGACCGGAACGCTCAACTCGACGCGGCGATCGCTCGCGGTGAGGACCCGGAGGTGGCGTACGCCGAAATCTGGGGCAAGGACCTGGAGCGGGTCCGCATCCAGTCGGCGATGCAGAAGCTGCGGGCTGCCGGCTACACCGGCCGCAACTACGAGGAACTGTGCATGTCGCAGTTCAAGGAGTACGCGGACCGGGCCTACCTCGACGCGGAGAAGGCGTGCCGGGGCCGGCTGGTGTCGCGTGCGGCGGAGAAGGCCGGGGTTAACCCTCGGACGCTGTTCACGGGGCAGGACGTCCGGGCGCGCAAGTACGCGTCGGAGGAACTGCTCGGGTACTGGCAGCAGTACGGTCGCCTCACGTTGCACGACTTCATGGCGGCGAACCTCGGCCAATCCGGCACTCAAGCGGCAAGGGCGTACTACCTGTGAGCAGTCAGCGGTCGCTGGACCTGGCCGGGCGCATGGGCGCCCGGGCAGGGCAGTCGTTCCTGGACACAGGTGTGTGGCCGCGCTGCCCGTTCCGGGGCGACGCGGTCGCCGATCTGGCGGCTGCCTGGTCGCGGGCGGTGTTCGAGGTCGTCGGTCCTGCCCGCGCTGCGGCAGCGGCTGCTACGGGCTCGCGGCTGCCCGATGCCTGAGCGCGCCGGCCGGTAACCCGAGCGCGGCGGTGAAGGCGGCGACGACCCGCGCTCCGTCGAAGTCGATCAGGGCGCAGTCGACGCACACCCGGTCGCCGTCGATCCATTGCCAGTCGTGGCTGTCGTAGTCGACGCATCGTGGTCCGTTCATAGCGGGACACGATGCGTCGGCTGCTGCGCCGAAATCCACCGTCGCAGAGAGTTGGTGACCGGCTCGTGGCTGAGCAGCAGTACCTGTTGGCGGTGGCGCACCAGGCCGGGCCGGACGTGCGGATCGCGAAGGGCGTTGACGGTTCTCGCGACTGGTTCACCCCGGAGGAGCTCGAGCTCGCGGCGTGGTCGCTGCTGAACCGGGCGTCGATGCCCGAGGTCGGGATCTTTCACGCGGACGGCACGGTCGGTCACGCGCGGATCGTGGAGTCCTACATCTGGCGCGGTGAGCCGTGGACGATCACGGCGGTCGACGGTTCGTCGCAGACCGTGAATCCCGGCGACTGGCTGGTCGGGCTGCTGCTGGACGACGTCGCGTGGCGGCTCTACAAGGACGGCCAGGTGCAGGGCGTGTCGATCCAGGGTGTGGCGCGGAGGCGCCGGCGCCCGGCGGCGTGAACCGCGAGTACTCGGCGCGCCACCACGGCGCGTGTTCGTTGTCCCCGTTTCCCTACGGCTGAAGGCAGGCTGCCCAATGTCCGAAACCACCGACACCGGCGACGCTGGCGAGGAGTTCACCGAGCTCTACGGCGGCAACTTCGGCCGGGTCGACCTCGTCCACAAGGGCGCGAACGGCATCCCGTTCCTGATCGCGAAGAGCGACGCGGCGGACGGTCTGATGCCGGCCGACCTCGTGCGCGGCCTGATCGAGCCGGAGCCGGGCGTCGTCATCAAGGAGCGGGACGACGTCACGTTCTCCGGGTCGCCGACTGCTGTCGCGGCGATCATGGCGCAGATCCACGAGGCAGCGCTGCGGTCGGTCGCGAAGGGCGCCGACGCAACCCCCGACCACCGTGCCGAAACCGGCGCGGCGTCCACCACGGACCCCCAGGAGGGCCATGTGAGCAAGCATCAGGAGTCCGGCGAGATGGCGGACGTCGCCAAGGCGGCGGACGGGCCCAACCTCGAGGTGGGCGACGTCGTCGCCGACGCCGGCGGCGGCTCGACGGCCGACACCGTGCCGGGCTCCCCGGACTGGGAGCAGCGCGACGCCGACACGGCGCTCAACGCGATCAGCGTGCTGGGGCGGGTCAAGTCGGCGATCGAGTTCCTGTCCGGCCGCGAGGCGACCGAGGCGGTCACCGGCGCCGACCCCGACGACGCCGACTCGGCGATGTGCCTCGACGGGCTCGCCGACCAGGTCGACGCGGTGATCCGGCAGCTGGCCGGCTTCGCTGCCGGCGAGGCGCTCGAGGTCGAGCAGGACGGCGAGATGGACGACGTCGTCAAGGCCATGCAGACCGCGTGCGACGCGGCCGAGCACCTGCTGGTGCTCGAGCGGCTCGCTCCGGTCGTGAAGGCCGGACGGGTCCTCTCGTCGGCGAACGAGACGGCGATCCGGCAGGCGTCGGAGTCGCTGCAGAAGGTCCTGTCCAGCCTGCCCGCTGCACCCACGGCCGACGAGCCGGTCGCGAAGGAGAAGGAGCCCACCGTGGACGACACCACCCCCGCTGCCGACGCTGCTGCCGAGCCGGTCGAGAAGGCCGACGCTGCTCCGGTCGAGCCGGCCGAGGTCGAGCCGGCCGACGAGCCGGCCGAGGTCGAGAAGGCCAAGGGCGACCCGCAGTTGGTCGTGTTCGACCAGTCGGGAAACGCGATCGGCATCGTGGACCCGAAGAACCTGGTGGCGATCGCCAAGCCCGGCGGCGACTCCGCCTCGAGCGACGCGTCCCCGGACGAGGCTGCCTCGGCCGACCCGACCGAGGGCGACGACGGCGACGCGGCTGCGGCCGACGACGCTGCGAAGGCTTCGGCCGACGACGCCGGCGCGGCGGCTCCGGCTGCCGACGCTGGCGACAGCGCGGCCACCATCCCCGGCACCGACACCGTGCAGGCGCCGGCACCCACCACCGACCAGGACGAAGCGGTCACGAAGGCGACGCAGTCGGCGCTCGCGGCCACGCTCGGAGAGGTCCTGACCCCGCTGCTCGACCGGCTGTCTGCGACGGCTGGCCTCGAGGACGTGGTCAAGGGCCTGAAGGAGCGTGTCGAGCACCTCGCTGCCATGCCGGACGACCGCAAGTCCCCCATGCTCCTGAACGGGCAGATCCCCGGCGGCGTCGCTGCCGGCGGGGCCGACCCGCTCGTGGAGCTCCGTAAGGCCGTGGACGAAGCCACGACCCCGACCGAGCGGGAAGCTGCCCGGCAGCGTCTCGCCTTCGCGGCTGTGAAGGGCCGCTTCCAGCAGTAACCCGCTCGACCCCGCACTTCCCTCACCGACTTGACCCGACCTGCCCCCGTGCGGCCGGGCGGTCACTCCTGCCCACGAAAGGGGCTACGCATGACCTCGCTCTCCGAGCTCGACGCGGTCACCCAGGAGACCATCGAGCAGATCAAGAAGGCGCAGACGGCCGGCGTCAACAGCGGCACCGGCATCCTCGGCGTCGACCTGTCCGACCTCATCTCGCTCATCCCGGTCAACACCCCGTTCCGCGACATGTTGTCGCGGACCAAGCCGAAGCAGGGCGCGAAGTTCGCCGAGTGGCGCGCGCTGCTCAACATCAACAACAGCCAGCCCAACCCCTTCACGGCGTTCGACTTCGCCGGTCCCCTCGCGCAGCTGGAGGAGATGGACGTCACGGCGCCGTACGCGAAGCTCGCGATGGGCTACACCGTGACCGAGGACGCGATCGCCCTGGCCGGCGGCTACGCCGACGCGAAGGCCGTTGCCGTGTTCAACGCGCTCAACCAGTGGAAGATCGGCGAGGACAAGGGCGCCATCGGCGGGCAGGCGTTCGCGCTGCCCACCCCCGGCACCCCGACCGTCACCCCGGCAGCGACCGGCGGTTCGATCGGCTCCACCACGGCGGTCAACGTCAAGGTCGCGGCGCGCACCGGCGCAAACTACTTCTGGGGCGGCTCGACCGCTGCCAGCGCGCAGGGTGCCGCCACCACCGGTGCCGGCACCACCAACTCGGCGGTCGCGACCGTCGCGGCGGTGCGCGGCGCGGTCGCCTACGACTGGTTCGTCGCCGGGTTCTACTACACGACCACCACGGTCAACACCGTGACGATCACGTCGATCCCGACGCAGAACCAGGCCGTGCCGAAGCTGCCGGACCTGTTCGGCACCGCTCCGGCTGCCGTCCCGAACACCGACTCCTCGGCCGGGCAGAACCAGTTCAACGGTCTGCTCGCGACCCTGGCCGGCGACTACGCCAGCGGCGGCGCCACCGGCCTGGTCACCCCGGGCGGCGGCACCCCCTCGGGCGCGTACTTCGCGTCGCTCGACGGCAAGCCGTTCACGGTCGCCGGGTCCTCGGTGGACGAGCTCGACGCGCTGAACCAGTCGATCTACGACACGGTTCGGCTCTCGCCCGACGCGTACATGATGTCCTCGGCCGAGGGCACGAAGCTGTCGAAGGTCATCCTCGACAGCGGCGCGTCGGAGACGTTCTTCCAGCCGAACATGGCCGGCCGCAGCGAGGCTGTGCTGGGCGCGTTCGTCGGCTGGTACGTCAACAAGGCGGCGGGCGGCACCCCGGTCAAGGTCGAGGTCCACCCGCACCTGCCTCCGGGCACGATCATCGCCCGCACCGACCGGGTGCCGTTCCCCAACTCGCAGATCACGAACGTCTGCGAGATCCGCTGCCTGCGCGACGTCCGCGACTACGAGTACGCGGCGAACCGGCAGGCCGGTGCCGGCGGCGGTCCTCGGCAGGACGGCGAGACCTACGCGAACGAGACGCTCATCAACCGGGCGCCCGTCGCGATGGGTGTCCTGCAGAACATCGGCTGACCTTCCGGTCGCTGATCTTCGACGCCAGGCAGAGGCGTCGAGCTAGACGTGCGCGGCTGGGTGGGCTCCGAAAACCCCCCGCCTCGGGTGCCTGCCCGGCCGCGCACCTGCACCACCTGCTCGTCCTGGGGGACAACCTTCCGAGAGGGGAACGCGATGCGGATCGCATCCACGATCAACGCGACGTCTCTGTCGCACGCCGGCGAGGTCTACGAGCCGGACGACCACGGCCTGTTCGACGTGCCCGAGCACGTCGGGCAGGAGATGGTCCGGTTCGCTCACTGGATCACCGAGGCCGACGCGGTCGACCGGCACCTCGCCAAGCGGCGTGCCGACGCGGTCGACCCGGCCGTGACCGACGAGCGGCTGCAGTCGCTCGAGGCGGCGCAGGCCGAGAAGGACGCGGAAATCGAGAAGCTGCGTGCAGCGCTCGAGGCGGCGCAGGCCGAGAAGGACGCGGAAATCGAGAAGCTGCGTGCAGCGCTCGAGGAAGCGACCAAGCCGAAGGCGCCCGCCAAGAAGGCGG